TATTAGAGAGAGATTAGCTACACAAATATTACAACATTATTCTAGTGAGCAAAATTTTAAAAGAACATTTAATAATGGATTTAAAGACGCTTTAATTATGGCAGAAGAAATATATCAAATAGATATAGTTTCTAATGAGCCAGAATTAAAAAAACTTAATCCATTAAAAGTACATTGTGTAAGAAGTGGTAAGTCAGAAAAAATTGAAGATTCTGATTTAATTATATTAGAAGATCATTGGAATCCTGGTAGAATTGTTGATACATTTTATGAGGAATTAAAACCTGATGATATTGATTACATAATGGATTATTCTACTAAAAGAACTAATAATAGTTACACTGATGATGATAATAATCACGTATTACTTAGAGATGGTTATGTAGGACATGGTGGAGGACCTGCAGGAGGTTTAGATGCTATGTTTAATTTAGCAGAAGTTAATGGTCATTATTTTGGTTCAGATTATACTGATGAAAATGGTAACATTAGAGTTATTAGAGTTTATTGGAAATCTTTAAAGAAAATTAAAAAAGTAAAATATTATGATGAATTTGGAGATGTAGAATATAAATACAGATCTGAAGAGTATATAGAAGATAAAACTAGAGGAGAAGAGTCTAAAAATCTTTGGGTTAATGAATGGTGGGAAGGTACTAAATTAGGTAAGGATATTTATATTCAAATGAAACCTAAAAAAGTACAATATAATAAAGTATCTAATCCATCTTTTTGTAGTCCTGGGATTATAGGAGAAGTATATAATACCAACCAAGGTAGAGCAGTGTCACTTGTAGATAAAATGAAAAACTACCAATATTTATATGATGTTATATGGGATAGAACAAATAAATCTATTGCCACAAACTATGGTAAAATTTTTGAACTTGATTTAGCTAAAGTACCAGATAATTGGGAAATAGAGAAATGGATGCATTTTGCAGTTACTAATAAAATAGCTGTAGTAGATTCTTTTAAAGAAGGTAATAAAGGTGCTTCTACTGGTAAATTAGCAGGAGGAATGAATACAGTTGGTGGTAGAGCCATTGATATGGAGACAGGTAATTATATACAACAGCATATGCAATTACTAGAATTCATTAAACTTGAAATGGGAGAAATTGCAGGAGTTTCTAGACAAAGAGAAGGTCAAATATCTAATAGAGAAACTGTAGGAGGAGTTGAAAGGTCTGTTAATCAATCTGCACATATTACAGAGTATTGGTTTAGTAAACATGATGATGTTAAAATTAGAGTTTTAACTGCATTTTTAGAAACTGCTAAAATAGCTTTAAAAAATAATAAAAAGAAAACACAATTTATATTAGATGATCAAACAACTAAATTGTTAGATTTATCTGATGATTCTATATCAGAAGCAGATTATGGATTAACCTTGACTAGTGGTACTAAAGCTACAGAACTAGAACAATCTATGAAACAATATGCTCAAGCATTTATTCAAAAAGGTGGACCTCTTTCTGTTATTACTGATATTTACTTTAGTGGTAGTATTTCTGAAATGAGAAAGAAATTAGAAAAAGCTGAAAACAATATGAATAAACAAAATCAGCAGCAACAAGAACAAGCTAATAAAATAAAGCAACAAGAACTTCAACAGCAAGCTCAAAAAGAGCAAAAAGAACAAGAAAGAGCAGACAGAGAATTAAATATTAAAGATAATATATCTAAAAGACAAGAAGAAACTAAAAGATATGTAGCTAATTTAAAAAATTCTGATGATGGAGTTGCTGATCCTATAAATGAAAAGAAATTAGAACTAGATTATGAAAAACTAAAAAATAACAAATTAGAACAAATTAAAGAGTTAGAAGCTAAAATGACTATGCATAAGGACAAAATGCAAAGAGAAGATAAAAAAATAGCAATGCAAAAGAAAAATAAATCTTCAAAATAGCTATGTAAACATTAAACAATTTTATAATTAATTAAATTATATATTGTTTTTATAATTAAAAAGTTGTATATTTGTACAATAAAATAAAGGGAAATGGTAAAAGTTAACAATGAAGAAGAATTTGACATGGGAGTCTTTGGAACAGATGAAGATGTTCAATTAAATTTAGATGAAACAACAAAACTAGAATCTGAAAAAGAAAAAGAAGATTCTGAAAAAAAAGAAGATTCTGAAGAAAATAATAATAATACTAACGAGAACAATACCAATACTTCAAAAGATGAAGAGGAAGAAAGTTCAGAGGACGTAGTTAGTAAAGAAAAAGATGAAGAGGGTAATTCTGATGAAGATACTTCCCCTGATATTTTTACTTCCTTTGCAACTTTATTGTCTGAAAAAGGATTACTCTCTTCTTTTAATAAAGAAACAAAACTAGAGTCAGAAGAAGATTTAGCTAATTTAGTTAAATCTGAAATTGATAGTAAATCAAAAGAAATGATTGTATCAAAACTTGGAGAAGAAGGTTTTGAAGCATTAGAAAAAGGTGTCAGTTTATCAGAGTATCAAAGTTATAAAACTGATTTAGAAACTTTAGATTCTGTAAATGATGAAACATTAGAAAATAATCAAGATCTAAGTAAAAGAATTATTTTAGAAGATTATAAAGCACAGGGACTTCCTGAAGAAAGAGCTATTAAACTTTTAAATAAATCTGTTACATTAGGAGAAGAATCATTATTAGATGACGCTAAAGAATCTTTAGATAGTTTAAAAGAATATCAAAAAGTTCAATTTGAAAAAACTCAAGAGCAAAGAATAGCAGAAAGAAATCAAGCCTTGCAAGAGCAAGAAAAAATAGATAATGATTTAAAAAATTCTGTTTATAATACTGAAGAAATTATAAATGGAGTAAAAATAAATAAAGAAATTAAAGATAGAATGTATGATACAATGACATCTATAGTTTCTAAAAATGAAAATGATGTTCCAGAAAATCAATTAATGAAAGATAGGAGAGAAGATCCTATTAATTTTGATACTAAATTATATTACTTATATACTTTAACCAAAGGATTTAATGACTTTTCTAAATTGATGAACACTACAACAAGTAAGGTTACTTCTGATTTTGAAAATGCACTTAGAAGTAATTCTAAATTTGAGAATTCAGGATCTCCTGACTTTTTAAATGATGCTGATTCCTATGATGGAATTGGGGAAGAACTAAACATGTAAACAATTAAAATAATTATAAACTATGAGTATTGGAAAATTTGTAATGACAAAAGGTAAGGCTTGGTCAGGTCTTACTACTAAAAACCATATCGGTGCTATATTTGGTTCAAAACCACAATTGGCTAGTAAGCTAACAACTGTTTTGCTTCAAAATGCAGGTATGAAAAATTTAGATACTACTTTATCTAAGTTCCCAGAAAAAATGCTAGAAACAGCAGACGATTTTGTATGGAAACTAGTTGGTAGTGATGAAAGAAATATTTCTTTAGAAGAAGCTAGAGTTGATGGTGTTGTAGTAGATCCTTCTGATTCAGGAGTGGGAGCACAACGTGGTATCATTGAATTAGTATTTGAAGAAAAAATATTTACTAAAGTTCAAGTAATTGCAGGTATTAGACCTGATGATTATCAATATAGAATTTTAGGAGAACCTTCTGAAGATGGTGGAAGATATGTCTATGAAGTAGAATTATTTGGTGGTGAAGAAACATTAGCAGGTGCTCCTGGTGATGAATTTACTCCTGGTAATGCATTTAGTATTGAATCTGCTTATGTAGAAGATGAACTTTCTACTGAAGGTGCAGGTATCAGCTTTACTTCTCCTTACTTAATGAGAAACTCTGTTTCTACATTAAGATTTGAACATAAGGAGTCTGGTGCAATGATTGATTATAAAACTAAGCCAGTTTATTTTTCAGGTATTGAAACAACTGATGGTAGCGGAAAAGTACACAAGTCTGTAACATGGATGCAAGAAGTATATTGGCAGTTTGAGAGACAAATGTCTCGTATTAAAGCTAGAACACTTATGTTTGGTAAAACAAACAGAGACTCTAATGGACGTTTCTTAAACAAAGGTAAGTCTAACATTGAGATTAAAGCTGGTTCTGGTATTAGAGAACAAATGGAAGTATCTAATACAACTGGATATAACACTTTCTCAATTAGATTATTAGAAGATATGCTTTCTGAGCTATCAGAAGGTAAATTAGATTTTGATCAACGTAAATTTGTTGTAAGAACAGGAGAAAGAGGAGCTGCACAATTCCATAGAGCAGTAACTAAAGAAGCTTCTGGATGGATGACAGTAGGATTTGATAATACAGGTCAAAATGCAATTCAAAAAGCTAGCTCACCATTGCATAAAAATTCATTTAGTGCAGGATTCCAATTCACAGAATGGAAAGCTCCTAATAATGTACATGTAATGCTAGAAGTTGATCCAATGTATGATGATAAGGTTAGAAACAAAGTACTTCACCCTGATGGTGGTGTAATTGAATCTTACCGTTATGACATTCTTTATATTGGAGATATGGAAGAGCCTAATATTCAAAAGATCAAAGTTAAAGGTGAAGATGAATTAAGAGGTTATAAATCTGGTATTAGAAATCCTTTCACTGGTCAAAGAGGTGGAGAAATGCAACATATGGAGGATTCTGCAACTATGACAGCTATGTGTAGTACAGGAAGTATGGTAAAAGATTCTTCTAGAACTGCAACATTAAAGTTTAATTACGCAGCATAATAATAATAATAATTAATATAGGTCTTAAAGGGTGAGCCTAAAATCACCCTTTTTTATTAAAATAAAATGTCAAAATAATGGGAAAAGCAAAGGAAAAAGAAGTAAGCAATTTTAAATTACCAGAAGAAAGTATAAATTTAAAATTTATTAAAAGAAAAAAAGGTATGGCAGCTAACGTGGAAGATAACCATGTTATTTCAGGTGGAATGTTAGAAAAATCTGTTAAAAAATACTGCGCCCCAGCCTTAAGAAGTGGGGTAATTAAAAATATCTTGACTGCTGAAGAAAAATCATTTTTAGAAACTGAAACAGATTTAAATTTATCAGCATATTCTGAATATTGGCATACTAAATATGTAAATTTATATAAACAATCTTCTTCTAATAATTTTGATCTATCTGATCCAAGTGATTATATATCTTATAAAATTCTATTAGCTAATAAAGATGATATTGCTCCTGATTGGAAATCTAGAAATAAAAAACAAACTTTTCAATTTGCAATTGTTAGAGATAATGAAATTGGTCAAGAATCTAAAAAAGCATTAGATTTAGTAAAAGATGCATGGAAAGCTTATGTTAAAATTGAAGATAATAGAGAAATGCTATTAAGTGTAATTTCTTTACTTCAAGATAGACAAGTAGCAGAAGATACTAAATTAGAATGGTTACAAGGACAAGTAGAAGAAAGAGTAGACAAAGAACCTACTAAGTTTTTAACTTTAGTTAATGACCCTACTTTTGAAACGCAATCTTTACTAAAAAGAGCTATTAATAAAAAAGTTGTAGTTGTAAAAAATAAACAACATTATACTGAAGATGGTATTAAATTAGCAGGAAAAGGTGAAGTAGCAAGTTTTAATAAATCTATAAGATTTTTAAGAGACCCTAAAAACCAAGAAATAAAAGATTTATTAATTGCAAAAACTGAATAATGACTAGTACTGAATTTAGTAATGAGTTTGATATATTGTTTAATAGTATTGCAACAAATGCAGCTCCTGATATAGATTTATATGAGAAGTCAGTGTATTTGACAGATGCACAAGAAATTCTTATTAAACAATATTTTAATCCTAAAGGTAACAAGTATCAAGAAGGATTTGAAAATTCATCTAAAAGACGTAATGACTTATCTCAGTTAGTAAAACCTTATAAATCTGTATTTTCTGAAACTATTAATAATAACTTTAAAAATTTTGGAATAACAAAAGATTCTAAATTTTTTAAAATTCCTAAAAATACATTTTTAATAGTTCAAGAAAGAGCAGATATATTATTAGAAGGTAATACAGATTTAGATTTATCTAATTTAATAGATGTAACAGTAGTTCCTACTACTCATGATGAAATAAACATAGAGTTGGGAAATCCTTTTAAAAACCCTAATAAGAAAAGAGTAGCAAGATTAGAATTTAGTTCAGAAGGATTAGATTATAATATAGTAGAGTTAATTAATCCTTTTAGAATATTAAATTATAGATTTAGATATGTTAAATATCCTGATCCTATAATATTAACAAATTTAGATTCTTCTTTTCCTGGTGAGAATTTATCTATAAATAATAGAAATCAGGAAACTTTGTGTAAGCTTAATTATGGCATACAAAGAGAGATTTTGAAATTAGCTGTTAAATTAGCAACTGCTGATTATAAACCAGAATTATATAAAATAAAATCTCAAATAAATCAAACAAGTAAATAAATATTAATTTAAAAATACCTAAAAATGAGTGTATTTGGAACAAATCAAGTAGAAGAGTTAATTGTATTAGGAAGTACTAATGCTGAAGACTCTGTAAGAAAAGCTTCTGTTGTGGCTAACACAGTTGATACAGAAGGAGAAAAATTTAAACTAGTTCAAGAAGAAGGTGATGTATTAACATCTCAATTTTCTGATGTTATTGATCCTTCTAAAGTAGAAAGAGTAATTTTAAAAGAATTTTCACCAGCTGTTGAGAAATCAGTTAAAGTTGGTAATTTTGTTGATAGTACTATTGTAGCTGATGCTACTTATATTCTTGAAACTAGAATTTTAGAAGATGGTGGAGCATTATCTAGTGAAAATTTTGCAATTGTATCAGGATATTACCAAACAGGTGCTTCTGATAATGCACAAACTGTAGCAGAAAATCTTGCAGCTAGTATAAATACTAATCTTACTCGTAGAGGTGGAGATGAACTAGAAGTAATTGCTCAAGAAGATTCTGATAATGCAGGAGAATATGAAGTTATTGTTACTTCTAAACCACAAAGAGTAGTAGCAGGTAAAATTGTAGGTCGCCCTATTAAATTTAGTGTTATTAACAAAATTTTTACTAGTGGAGATCCTGTATCTGAAAATGTAAACAATGTAAATGTTGAAACAGTTGCATTACCTAGTTCTGGTGTAGGAACTGGTAAGTATGCAGTTAATTTAGAATGGTTTACAAAAGGATTTAAATATGAGCCTTACAGACAAACTGGTTATCCTGCAGATTTTGGAGAAAGAATTCCTTTCTTTGCTTCTGCAAGTAACACTTATAATGTGATACATATTAAATATTTTTCAGATAGACAATCTCCTTCTGTAGAAAAGCAAAATAAAGTTTTAACTACTTTAGTAGAAAGAACTGACTTAGCTTCTAATTCAGATACTAATTTAGTATTAGCAGA